TCCTAAAACTCCTTCTACTCCGTTTGCTACGATCCAATCTTTAACAATCATAAAGATTTTCTTAATAAAGTTTAATACATTTTTCATAATTATTTATTTTTAATGTGGTTATACATATAAAAAAGCTTAAAAATTTAATTTTACAACTGAGTCAACCAAGTAGTTAATATGTATTTATCATTACTTACAGGAACATTTCCTCGGTGAACAAAAGGAAATCCTGTAGGATGGATTAATAGGGTTCCTTGTTTAGGTTTGATTTTCCACCCACTATATAATAATTCTGTTTCTCCTCCTTCTTCAACATCATTTAAGTAAAGAATAAAAACAAACATTCTACTACTTAATTCTTTAGGAAAAGTTTCAACATGCCATTCCTTAAAATGTCCTTGATTTTTATTGTATTTTTGTATTTGAAGGGCAGGATAATGAGTTTCTCCTGAAAATAAACTATATCGAGGATATTCATCTTCTTTGGGTAAATTACCTAAATATTCTTCAGTTAAATGATGATTAAAAGTAGTAATAATTGGATTTACAAACGAAGCAAATTCAGGTTCTGTAAACATAGACATATCATAAGAATTTTTTATTTCTTGATTTTGTCCTGTTGATGCTTGACCTACATATCCTTTACCTTTATTTTTTAATTCTTCAAAAATATCAAGTATATCTTGACAAAATTTACTATCAAAAGCATTTTCTTTTACATAAACAAAATGATCTAATGTCATTAAAGTACCTATTGTTTTTATTTTTTTATCCATCACAACTTATACAATCTACAGTTCTTGAACCTAAATCTCCTTTAATTACACTATCGGTTCTTAAATAATATAATGTTTTAATTCCTAATTTCCAAGCTTCCATATGAACCTGATTTATCCATCTTGGTGAATCTGTTGGATCAAATGATACATTTAATGATTGAGTTTGATCAATATATTTTTGTCTAACAGCGGCTTGTTGGATAAGACCCAATTGGTTAATTTCTGGGAATGTTAAGAAAATTTCCTTTTCATCTTCAGTTAGAATTTCATGGGATAATCCTTGAACTGAACCATTATCAGCCATGATTTTATCCCATATTTTAGAATTATTATGTCCTTTTTCTTTTAATAATTTTTCTAATTCTGGATTTTTAACAATAAATGTTCCTTTAGCACCATTAAACACATAAACATTTGCTGGTTGAGGTTCAATACCTGCTGAACAACTATTAATACGAGAATTAGATACTGTAGGGGCGATGGCTAGTACGTGAGTATTTCTCATACCTGTTCCTTTACACCATAGTGGTTCTCCGTATTCAACTGCCATTTGACGAGAAGCTGCCTCAGCTTTTGCTCTAATATCACTAAAAATAGTGTGAGTCCAAGCTGTTGAAGCAATAGAGTTAAATGGTAATCCTTTCTGTTGTAAAAATGTATGCCATCCCATTACACCTAAACCTAATGCTCTACCTTTCTTAGCTGATCTATGTGAACGGATCATCGAATCTTTACCATTAGTTTTAACGATAAATTCTTCCATTACCCCGTCTAAAAAATAAGTAGCAACTTCAACTACATCTGTATTTTTCCATTCATCATACTTAGCTAAGTTAAGAGAAGATAAACAACAGATAAAGGAATGTTCCTCATCTGTATGAAGTGTAATTTCAGTACAAATGTTAGTCATAGAGACGTCTAAGTTATTCATACGATATGCTAAAGGATTATCTTTATTAACATTATCCTTAAACATAATATATGGTTCACCCGTTTCTACACGCGATTTTAAAATTTCAAGCCATAAAGACATAGCCTCACTATCACGATCATTTAATCGTTTCATAAACGCATCATCTACAACTACAGCTTGGTGGAGATTTAGACATTGTCTATTAGGGTCACCTTTTGGTCTACGAATCTGTAAATATTCTTTAATATCTTTATGGTTGATATCTAAGTTTACAGATGCTGCCCCCCTGCGTACTGAACCTTGATTAGTAGCAATAATAGTAGAATCATAAATTTTAGCCCAAGGTACTACTCCTTCTGATTTTCCGTTTCCGGTGATATGTTCACCACGACCCCTAATACGGGAAAGTGAGATACCAACTCCTCCGCCATAGGACGTAAGTCGCATAAGTTCAGCATTTGTAAGACCAATTCCCCTAATAGAATCAGGGGTATCAATACCAAAGCAACTAATAGGCAAACCACGATCGGTGCCAGTATTACTGAGAACAGGGCTAGCCAATCCAATCCATCCATTCCAGATATATTTAAAGAATTTATTAGCTAAGTCTGGTCTGTTTAATCTTTCAGCTACCGCATTAGCTACACGTTTATAGGCTTTACGGGGTGTTTCCCCAGGCAATAAATAACCTTTAGAAATAGTCGATAATGCTACTTCATCAAAAAACTCTGGGTAATCTTTACCTCTCTCCCATTGGGAGTAATCTGATATTAAATTACTATCCATAATTAAAAAATACTTTCATCCCACTGTAAGTGGCCTTTACTATAATTTGTTACTCTATTAGCAAAAAAGTCTGTGTGTTGTTTACCTGCTGATAAGGCATCAAACCATTTCATTCTTTCTACTGCTGTTCCATCAATATCAGTAACAATTGGATTATATCCAAGGTCACCTAATTTTGTGTTAACTCTATTTTTAATAAAGTGTTCTAAATCGTATTGTGAACATCCTTCTAAATCACCTAATGAATAACACTTTTTAATAAAGTCTAATTCAAGTTGTAGAGATAATAAAGCGGCTTCGTTTATCGCTGCTTCAAGTTCTGGAGTTTTGAGTTCAGGATTCTCTTTGATAAGTGTTCTAAATAACCAGCATCCTGCTTCGGAATGAAGCGATTCGTCTCTAATACTCCATTCAACAATTTGACCCACTCCTTTAAGCTTGTTTCGCATTTTGAAAGATAAGAGGACGGCGAAGGAAGAGAATAAATTAACTCCCTCGGTAAATGCTGAGAATATAGCGAGTGATTTAGCAATCTCGTGGAGATCCATTTCGCCATTAAAACTATCCCTAACAGACATGAGATTTTCAATTTTAGCCATTGTAGCTTCATCTTCCATAAATTCAGCGAAATTGTCGAGCCCAAGTGTTTCATTTAAAAGTGAATAAGCTTCAGCGTGGATTGTTTCAAATGCGCCAAAGGTTGTAGCCATCATTATAACTTCTGGTTTGCGGAACCATTTTGTTACCAACCCTGACCAATAATCGTTTACTACTGTTTCTGTTTGAGCAAACCCTTTAAGGATAGACCCAATAATATTTTTTTCGGTTTCATTTAAATTTGAAGTCCAATCAGTTAAATCACTCATCATTGGGACTTCTGTATGGAGCCAATGGGCTTGTTGTTGTTTTAGCCAGTAATCTGCTGCTTCTTGATATTCAAAGGGTTTATAGACGATTCTAGGTTCTATTAATTTACTCATATGTAGTTAATTCAAATGGTTTTAATTCGTTAAATTTGTTCCTTAATTCTTTTTTGACATCTCTGTCGTAATCCGTAACTGTTTGAGTTGTATCTGAATCGTCCTCATTTATTTCTATATGCTCCGAAACTTCAAAATGTCCTGTTGAAGTATCTGCTTTAACCCCAAATGTCATACCGTCCATTCCATATCTATTTTTCATAATATGGAATCTACCAGTACCATCGACTTTATCTTTGCGTTTTCTTGAGAGAGACATAGCCACATCGGTAATCATGATCTTATCATAAGAACCGGCTGCTTTGTCACCTTCAATGATATCGTCTTTAGCACCGGCACGATTGACTTGGGAAACACTCCAAATAGGAATATTGAGTTCTCGGGCAAGTCCTTTAGTGCTAATATAAATATCATCAATTTCTCCTTTCCTATCAGCAGTTCGTTTCTTAGTACCCATCAAGTCAACATAATCAATAATTACTAAATCAGGTTTCATACCTTGATCCGTTACTTTTTGAATATGTGATTTTACTGTGTGGATAGTAGCTTGACCTGTTGGGAATTCTTTAATAACTAATTCACCTTGAAGGTCCTTAATAGCATCTTCTACTTTAGACTTGTGTTTATCTATAATATTAACTGAGATATTAGTAAAGAAAGCATCATATCGTTTTCCAACATAATTTTCTCCCAATTCTAAAGTATAGTGAAGTACATTATAACCTAATTTTACAGCAAATCCACCTAATGCTACTAACGACCAAGACTTACCACCTCCTGGATTACCAAATATAAGGCCAAAATCTCCACCTCCGAGACCTCCTTGAAGTAAATCATTGATTTCATTCCAGGGAGTCGGTATAGGATGTCTGTTATCTTCTCTATAACGATCTTCGATATCTTTTGTATATTCATGTCCTACATTTTTATCTTGACCCGCTTTTAATGCGTTATCAATCATTTGACGAATTGAATCATAATCCCCAGCATTTAAAAAATCTACGCTTGTTAACAACGCCTTTTTTAATTGTTGGTTTTTACAGAAATTTGAAAATTCTTCTTGTACATATTCTAAATCCTCATCAGATGCTTTATAAGCGGCTCTAAGTTGTTCTTTGATTGATACTTGAAGTACTTCATTATCAATTTTTTGGAGTTCTACTTTAAGAACATCCATAGAAGGTACTGTGTGGTATTTTTCGTAACTCTTCATTATCTCTTTAATAACCCATTTATGAGCTTGGTTATCAAAATATTCATCACTTAAAATATCATAAATGTTTACCAAAAACTCTTTATGAGTCAGTAATGAAGATAATACTTTAATTTGAAAAGCAGTACCGTATTGTGAAAGATTTATTAATGTCATGTAACTTATTTATTAAAACTATTTAATGTTTTGAAGATATCCTTGAGCCAAAAATCAACATTGCGTATCATTTTCCCAATCCCATCTTCGTTATAAAGTCGTAAAAAGCCTTCAGGATTCAAACCTAAGTGGGGATGTTCTGAAATAGCTTCTAAGACTTCTTTATCATTTTCACTTAATAAAGGATTTGATAGGTTCATTAATTTATAATTAGTTTCTAATCTATCAAAATCCTGAATAATTCTAGCATAGACAACGTGTTCCTTTAGTTTGGCTTCAGATATTTCAAAAATATCATCCATAGTTAAAGGACGTTCTTTTAGTTCAGGAAACTTTTTAAATATACCTTTTTCACCTAATCCTTTTATACCTGGGATTTTATCTGAGTTATCTCCTAAAAGTGTTTTATACAAAATAAAGTTTTCAGGTAAAATACCAAATTTATCTTCAATGGTTTTTCTTTGATAGAATGTTTTTTCCATAGGGCGATAAATGGTTACATTCTTATCTACTAATTGAAGGAAATCTTTATCGGATGATACTATAATTACCTGTGAATCAAACTTTTTAGGTAATAATTTAGCATAATAAGCTATAATATCATCTGCTTCGGCTTTATCAATAGAAACACTTCTTACAGGAAGACATTTTAAATAATGAACTAAACGAACTATTTGTTCAATTTTAGAATTATGTTCGTCATCAACATCCTCAAATATTTCCCAATTAGTAATTCTAGTAGTATGTCTACCTGATTTGTATTCGGGGAGTAGGTTCTTCCGATTTTGGGAAGAAGCTACTCCATCAAATACTACATAAACTGCTGTTGGTTGAATTTGATTAATTAATGACCCTAAAGAACGAAGAAAACCTCCTAACCCGCCAATATGAATTCCATTTTCATTAATAAAATTCATCATAGCAAAATTCCTAAAGAATAAATTTAAACCATCTATAAATAAAACACGATCGTGCTCATTTAGGGAGGAGGTTTCCTGATCCTCAGTAATATTATTGAGGAGTTTTAAATACTCGTTCTGTTTCATGTTTATTCTGGTTCGTGAGCAAATACATTAGTTGTGTCTTCTGTATTTTCTTCTTCGAAAATATCAAAATCCATTCCACCTAACATTTTGCTCCATTCTGTAGCGTAAGCACCTTTATAGTCTTTAAGTGCTTTATCTGTGTCTTCAATAAAACCATGAGGCGTCATAATAATACGACCTCGGGTAGTAATACCATTAATGTGATTTTTATCAATCTGAAGATTGGTACGTTTAGCAAATTCTACTTGTTTACCATCTTTAATTGCTTTGATTTTATTTGTACCAGCATTAGCAATATTACCAAATGTTACAACAAACGTAGCATCATACCACATAGCAAAACCACCTTTATTCATCATTTTAGGTTTACCCATAGGCATTTCTGGTTTTGCTGCCCATACTTTATTAACACAAACTAATGTATTAGTATATGGTGATGACTCTTTGCGAGACATTACTACTTTTTGATTAACATTGTTTGAGAATTGAGTTGACATAGCACCCGCATTCCACTCGTTGTTGTTTTTGTTTGATTTAACAGACATTTCACAAGGAATAGAACCAATCGAATCCCATAGGAACAACAAATCATAAGGTAGATTACCTTTCTTTTGTTCATCCATCAAATCAAGGATAAAACCAGCTACATCTTCAATTGTATGTAAGTTTTCTCTATCTACATAAATAAAGTTACCTTCATAGTTTACAATTTCACCTGTTTCTTCATCCACAATTTCATCAAACTCTAAACCCATTTGTTTAGCATGTTCCCAATTCCACTTCATCTCAGTAACAATAAACACTGGTAGGACACCTACTTTTTGGGCAGAAACTGCTGCTTCAATAAGTGCGGTAGTTTTTCCAGTATCACTATGTCCACGAAGTAGACAAATATGCCCAGTAGGAATACCAGGCACACTTGTAACTTCTTGAAACGCCGGTGAAAGGGGAATCCATTGTTGCGGCTTAAACTTAACACTATTGTTAAGCATTTTCTTCTCCTTGAATTTATTCAAGTCAAAATTTGCTCTTAATTCAGCGGAGACGGCAGCCGTCAGAGATTCACTCTTTTTCTTTCTTGGCATAATAAGTTAATTTTTAATTAAAATGGTAAATCGTCTTCTTCAAACAACTCATCGAATTTATCTGCTTTAGATTCCTTTTTAACGGGAGTCTTAAGCGTATAATTCTTTTCAGGAGCAACAGCAACTGGTTCTTTTTCATCATCAATAATGTCACCTTCTTGTGCTTCATCTTCAGGAGCTAACCACTCTTGAAGTGCTTCCTTCATTTCATCAAATGAATAACGCTTAAATACTTCAAGTGGGTTCTTTTGATCTTCCAACATTGCTTCTACAGCATCCGCATCTGAAGATAATACTGATTGTTTCATCGAAGGAGATACTGTAGTACGATTGTAAGGTGTACCTGTTGATTCAGGTCCTACTGTGTTTAATTTAATGTCACGACCAGTAGCTACATCAGTAAAATCACCTACTTCCTCATCAGCAGCCATTTGTAGGAATGCTTCGTAAATTTCTTTACCAAACTGCCACAATTTAACTCCTTCGCTTTCTTCACCACGTACAACTACAGGAGCAAAGATACGCATTTTAGCATCTAGCTTCTTAGCCAAACGCCAGTTATCTTTGTCACTAGTTTGACGTAGTTGTTTTGCGAACTCAGCAATTGGATCTTTTTCACCAAAATTTAGAGGTGAAATCATCGTTTTGTTTCCAATACCGTAGTAGAAAAATACTTCGGTAAATGGGTTTGCTTTGTTAAATTTGTTAGGTACGACACGTACCGTTTGTTTACCTACTGAAGGTTTCCAGAACAAACTTTTTCCATTGTTGTTTCCCTGATTGTTGCTTTTGGCCTGAAGGGAATCCAGGCGCTTTTTAATTTGGTTTAAATCCATAACTAATCAAATTTATAATAACATTTAAATATAATAAAACTTTTTAAAAATACCAACCTAAAGATCAATAATATTGTGAACTTTTGTATTCAATTGTCTTAGTTCATTGTTCTGGGTTAAGAGAATACAGTTTCTGTAGTGTTGCCAGTCGACTCTAAATTTAGTATCAACTACACCATTATTAAGAGATTTAATCAATGTATTAAGAGCATTGATTGTATATAAAGTATTGGTATCTTTTTTTCTATGTACGAGGATAGTATTCTCAGGAATACCGTTTACATTTCCTTGATCAACATTATAAGTAACAACATATTCGCCTGTGCTTTTAATAAAAAGAACAAACATTTTGTTATACATTATATTATATGATCCAGAAATTTCGTTTACTCGCTCGTCTATTAGTTCTTCACTAACAAATGTACAAAATAACTTATTATTCACGTCTATTGTATTTAGGGATCTTTCAAAATCGTATCCCATATACATATGACTAGGCGGTTCCAAAATCATAATTTCTTCCATAACTGCTTTTTACATTAACTTTATATTTCTTAAAAACTTGTTCAATTTCTTTTATTAAATCTTCACTTTCATCTAAATCGAATAAGAACGAATCATAAGTATATAATACTATCTTACTTTTCTTACCTCTTAACAATTTATGTAACTCAATCAATATACGAATGTTTGTTGCGGTCTCCAAATTTTGTAGAACATAATTAAATAACTTTTGTGGGTTCATATTATCTAATTTATCCTCATTGAACTGATACCCAGAAATTGGAGATTCTATCCACCCATTTTCAGTAAAGTTATCCCATAACTCATCAATATATAATTTAATTTTTTTAAAGTATTCAAGGTGTTCATATTCCTTAAAAACTCCTCCGTATAGTTGTTTAAACGTTAATTCCTTAGCCTTTTTGTAATCAACACCATACATGCTTGCAAAAGTCTTATGTATATCATCATCACCAAAATCAAAGTCGATAAGATGCCCGCTAAGAGTAGGATGATAGGCGCTAATATCATATTCCACAAAGACATCATTACGAGGAATAAAGCTTTTCCTACAACCGTTTTCCTTGTTGAGAGCCGCGTAGTTGATACCATCATACTTGTTGGAAGGCCTTGTAGTAAGGGTTTTAAGATTGTAAGAAGTAAATACAAACTCGTCCTGCGGATCCCTGTCAAAATGTTTTTTGAATTCATCTTTATCTATTTTAATTCCATTACGCTCTATCCCAAAAAATGCTAATGTAGCCCATTTGTTATAGAACTCAAAATGCGGTAATAATACCTCATTAAACTTATGTTTTATGGCGTTATATGTTGTCTCGCTACGCTCGTAATGCTTAACTATGGGCACTATGCGGTTCAAATCTTGTTTATTATTATAACGCTGTTCTAGAATTGAATGTGCTGCTGTTGGTTCTTGTATATACGTAGGAGAGATTAGGTTAACGTCGAGCAAGCTTTTTAATGGAAAATAGAATAACGTATCTTTTTTATCTAACGTCCATAACTTTTTTGTTTGCTCTAATAATTCGTTTATCCGCGTTTTATTTACACTTAATCCTTCACTATGGTTAACGCATATCATATAACCTTTAGTATCGTTAGTAGGTCTATAATACACTAAAGATACGTCATTAATAGCAGGGTGTTGGTTGTGAGATATAGGGATTACCTCCATATAAGCTTCTTCAAAACCTCTATTAATTAAATAACTTATTTGTTCTTCCGTTTCTACTAACCAATACATTTAGCACTATTCTTGATAGTACTTAATATAATCATTTTTTAGGTAATCTCCAAGTTTTGGGAGTTTTTCTCTTTTAGATTTTAACTCAGTTATATTTTTATTGGTTTGAGCTACTTGTTGTTTATTTCCCGTAATTTGCCAGTTTAAAAAGAAAGGTTTATACATTTGCCAATATATTTGAGGATCTTGTGCAATTAATTTATCATATTGGATTTTATTAATCTCAATATAAATAACTTGATTTCTTTTTTTACAAAAGTATCTTCTAAATTCTCCTACAGAATAATCTTTTTCAGTTGGGGATGATGGAGAGTAATAAGGAAGATAGGTAGGTTCAGGATACCCCCTAAAAGAAGCATACTCATCATAAATGTAAATAGGCCCATTTAAAAGATCAGGATCCATATCAGGGTCAGTATCCCCAGGATTAAATGCTCCTTTAACTTCAAAACGTCTTAAAGACTCGTTTGAAAGAGGAAATTCAACATTTTGACGTTGAGGGAATAATTTTAAGTTAGGTTGGTCTTGAGGAGTTCTTCCTGTAAATAGTTCTCCTTTAGATGTTCTAAAATAAAATCCAGTATAATTTTCTCCTGATGGTGTTTCGTATTCGGTTCCATCGGTATAGAGATTAGGTGTTATTTGAGATAAAGGATAATAAGCCATTATAATACTAGTTCTTTAAAGAATTTAACAATTTTAGGAGTAGGTAAAATATCTGCTTTTCCTAAAACATTTGAATTGTGGGTATATAATCCAGGTTTAGAAGTAGAATAACTTGTTTTTCCATCAGGTGGGAATAATTGATCGAATGTCTTTTTACCTTCCCATTTATAAGAAGGAATACCTGAGTTGTTTTTCTTAAGTGTTTTTACTAAATCTTTTACAGCTTTTAATTGGTTATCAGAAATTTCTTGGCAATAAGTATGTCCTTTATAAGGTTCAGGCTTACCTAAGTAATTAACTAATTTAACATTACCTGTATATTGATTATATTCTTTAAATTTTCCAGTAATACCTTCTTCTGTCGATGATGTCTTCCTAGCATATCCTATATTTTGGAAATTAATACCAATACTTTTAGAATTAGCACTAAGTTTAAGATTTTCAGGAACACCTGCGTGGTATGCTCTAGTTGTGTCTGTTACTAATTGTTCTACGTTCCCTGCTCCATCAATAACGTAATGGTATGAGAGTCCCCTTTTATTAAGAACATCTATAACATTTTGACCATTATCATTAGCTTGCCAAGTTACAGAATAATGGAATAAAAGTTGAGTTTTTGGATATTCACGAGAACCATCATGTCCCCTAGGGTTAAGAGGTTTTCCACTAGTAATAGTTTTATCGGTCCAATCTGCAGGATTACTGCCTCCACTACCTCCGCCGCCACCGCGTTTTCCAGAAGGTACACCTAAATTAGGTGATTCTTTACCCCCACCAACTGGGTTTTTAGGGATAGCAAGGGTAGTTAGATTAGTAGTCCAATCATTATTTTTAATAGTGTGATCTACTCCTTTTACTATAAATTCTAAAGCTTGAGGATAATTATAAGGTAAAAATTCTGTTTCTACTGCTATTTTATTATATATTTTTACACCAGATAAACCATCTATAGTTAATCCTAAATCAAATGGAATAAAACCCATAGTAGGGGATCCAGAAAATGGTTTATTAGCGGATTTTGTCTTTTTTAATTGATTATATTCAATTAGTGTTTTTTGGGCATTTGCATAAGCTTGAGAAGCCTCTTTATTTATCTTTCCTGCTGTAGTTTTTTGTTTATTATTCCTATGGTCTAAGTCTCTTCGTATAGTATAATATGCATAATCACTTAAAGCTTTAGAAGCTTCTTTATATTTCTCTTTAGCATCTTCTAGTTTTTGTTTATTAGTAGTACTTTCAGCATCTTCTTGGGATTGACCCGAGGTAGTAACAAGGTTAGGTTTAATAGCATCAAAAGTTCCTGCGTTAATTGTTCTTAACCCTGTTGCATCATATCCAGGAGTATTACCATCTCGGGTAGCCCCTATTGAAATCATAGTAGCCATTTCAGGAGTAATACTTGTATTAAAATTTAAATCTCTAACAAAATTAGAAGTACCATCAGGAAAGTACCCAAAAGTATTAAAAAATGCTGTTGCTCCTGTTGATTTTCTATCAGGTTGAGCAGTTTCATCAATAAAATAAACTACGTTAGTATCAGGGTCTATATCAGGAGTTATGGTATTATAATTTCCTGAAACTTTTTGGAATCCTTTAAGAAGAGCTTCAAGAAAATCAATTAAAGTTACATCTCCATTATCATCTTTTAAACTATCCATAGTTTGTAGAATCCATTCCATATTAAAGAAAAGATACATTAATTTTCCGTAAGTATTATTTCCTACAGTTTTTAAAAACTGTGCTTTTTTGGTTGGTATTGGACTATATCCAGTTTCACCCGCTATTTCCCAATTTGAATCCCATATACAAATAGTAGGGTCTGATGTTATAATACTACTTTGGAATAAGATTAGGTTATCTTCAACATTAGTATTAAAATTAAGAAATTTAACCTTTTGTGGTTTATCAATAATAGGAATTATATTATCTTCAATAAATCGTAATAATTGATCAAACCTAATATAATAAACCCATTGATCTTCATCATCAGTATCTCCATCCCAATCCATTCCTTTAAATATAGTACTACCATCTGAGTCTTGAATTTGGATTTGGGTATACACACCATTTTCAGACTCATCTACTAGGTCTTGTATTTTTTGAGTAAATAATTTAGCTAAAGAACTAGAATTAGAAATAGCAAATATTGGGTTATTTAATTTTGCTAAAGCTTCTGCAGTAATAGATAATTCACCACTTTTTTTATATTTTTCATATTTAGCCTTTACTTGTTCATCATTGTCAGTAATAATAGAAAGCAAATTAACGTTTTGCCAAGCTTCAAAAGAAAGAATTGCTCCTTTAGCATCATCTGGGAGAAGAGTATTAACTTTAAGAGACTCAATTACATCTCCTTGAGAAAGTAAATCAAGTTCAATTTCATATTGACCTGAAGGTTTAAAAGTCCAACTAAAATTAGTAACTTTTCCTATCATGGCATCGTAATTACCTTCAGATTTTACCCTATTACTAAGGATCCTTCGATTTAAAGCATCGAATCCTTCTTTTCTTAAAAGAAAATTATCAGCTATACTATAAGGATTGTCTTTTATATATTCATTACCTTTAAAATAATTAGTCCATCCCCATTCTAAAAGCATAAAATATCCTAACTTAATATATAAAGTCTCAATTATTTCAAATTGAATTCTACTATTAGCTATAATTTTTACTTTAGCTGATTTTAGGGATCCCCTATTTTTAGCAGTAATAATAGCATCTTTAATTCCCATCATAGGGGATAAACCCATTTCTAAACCTCCAACTCCATAAGCATTAGTATTATCTATAGATTTATTTCTAGCTATTCCTGATCTTTGATAGGTTTCTTCTTTTCCTTTTGTAGGGGATTCATTAGTAATTCCATTAAATAAAACATATTTTTCAGCTAATTGATTACCTGTTAATCCTAAGTTTTTGATAGTGTTATTAGGTATTGAAGATTCAACTGAAACTGAGGATATCAATTTACACCAAGCTGTTTTAGTGTTTAAATAGTTTAATTCTTCTGCTGTCCTATTTATTTTACCATGGATCTCTTGTCTTTTATTAACTTGGTTGATAACAAAAGACGGGGTTGGTTCTCCTACTATATTAGCCATAACTTATTCGTTTATTAATTTAAAATTTTTTACTACACTAGCATAATTATTAGGAATTCTTATTTGGGTACCTATAGGAATATTTAACGATGATTGATTAGTTACATCAGTATTGGCTATAGAAATAATCCACCATAATGAACTATCTCCATAATATAAATTAGCTAAAGTATCAAATCTATCTCCTTGAGTTGTATAAACATACAAATCATTTTCGGATAAAGGAACCTCAGGGTAACGAGAAGTTTTATATGCTTGTTTACCTTTAATAGTGTCTTGAGGAATATTTCTGTATCTATTAGACATTTATATAATTATTTTTATTTTAAACTTTACTTAAGCAGTGTTCGCTGCTGCTGCTGCTGCTGCTAATGCGCCGGCAGAAGCTCCTCCTCCTGTAGTAGGGGATGGTGCTTCTACATTAGGAATAAAACTAGTAATTCTAGCATTTTTACCTTCTCCTTCAATTATTCCAGTTTGTTTATAATTATAATTACTGAATTTGTCGTCTCCACCATTAGATAAAGCTATATATCTTTGATTTCCATAATAATTTTGGTCTAAAGTACCAATATCAGCAAGTTCACTTCTAGTAGCATAACTATTCTTTTGTTTTTCTGGTCTAAAGTTGTGAATTGGGATAAAGTTAAAGCCAGTTACTTTAATAATCATAGGTAATTCTTTAACTGTTCTGTCACTTCTTCCTTCATCATTTATACCTATTTCATAAGGTGAATTTTCTTCTACAGATATACCTAATCCAGTAATAATTCCTGGTTGTTCATAAAGATAGCCTCCAACTGTTAATTGGGCCATATTTCCTTTCATATATCCATTTCCACTATAATCAGGGGTTAAAGAAGAAGCTAAATAATTTAATTTTTTATACATTGGAATTAACTCTTCTTTTGATTGAGCAGCTACTGTCCACCCCATACTAAAAGTTCTTTCAAATCCCCCATATGTATAAAATTTTTCTCCTCTACCTAAATATTGTTGCGAGTTCCAATTAGCACTATAACTATCTGTAAATGAATCTAGGAAAGCTCTAAAATGAATAAATACTTTTTGTGACGGGTCTTGGTTATCAATAATAGCTATTCTGAATTTAACTAAATCATTTACTATAGGGTCCGTAGTAACACTAGTTGAGCTATATAATGGTAAAGCATTAATTTTATCTAAAGGTCCTAAACCTGAACCACTGGTGTATGAAATGAGATTTCTAGTAAAGTCTCCAGGGTTTCCTATGTTAGTTCTTGTTTGAATATTTTGTGTTTGATAATCGGGACTAATAGAAATAACTTTAGATGATGAAATATCTTGACGTAATATTTTTCTAAAATCTTGTTTAATTCCTACTGCTCTTCCTAATTCAGTGTCGGGTTTAGCTTCTTCTAATTGAGTAGTAGTATATGTAGAAGGATATTGGGTTACACCTAAAGGGTTTAATAATCCTGTAGCAGCATTAACAAAAGGAGGGGATGATAATGTTACATATGCGTTTTTTACTATAATCCCGTTATATTCTTTTCCTTTATTATTTGAATTACTAAGAAAAGTTTTAAAATTAAGTAAATTTTCTGTTGGAGTATATTTTGGAAGTTCTTGGTTAGGTGTTGAATTTCCTTTATAATTAGGATTATTTGTCCCTGTTCTTTGTTCAGGAGAAGCAAATCTAATATGAGTTTTACCAATACCTAAAACAGATCCAGGTCCCCCACCATATGATAAAATATTAGGGCCTACATTAAGATCTACTCCTGAAAAATTCCAGTTATTTTGTGATGTATTATCGGTAATATTTTGATAAATAGCTACTAGTCTATTTTCTTCTTTAGGTTGATTCCATTTTACTTTAACTCCATATAAATTATCATTATTAGAGTAAGCACCTGTTTGAGCAAATGGGTTTATACCTTGTTTATTTAAATGACCTCCAAAAGCATTAACACCCGCTTGAGCTAAAGTAGATAATGGTGTATAAATACCTTCATTTAAAATACCACTAGTTTGGGTGCGATTAGATGTTCTAGATAATAATTGTTGTTTAGCTGTAAATAAAATACCACTTGGGGATTTTGTATCAATAAACATTTTACCCAAACGTAAAACATCTTCCCCACTATTAGTTACAGCAGTAATTCCTCCTCGTAAAAGAAAATCATTATTTAAAATTCCTAGATTATTTGTCTCTTCAGGAATAGGAGAAGTAATATATGGTTGTCCACTATCACCACCACCTAACCTGTCCTTCCCAAATCTTAGGGATTTTAAATCAGTTTTGAGGTCTAGTAAAGGCATGTATTAAACTTTACCGCCTTGATTTTCAGGAGCAGTATTTTTATAGGCTGTAGATGGTGTTTGTCCATCTAGATCTAGTACTGAGTCTGATTTAATTACTTTATTAGCTGGAGTGACTAAACCACTTTCTTTATCATACTTGTTTGGTGTAGCTCCATTAAATGCAGTTAATGTAGAATCTTGATTTGTTAATTTGTCTAATAGTCCCATGATTATTTTTTATTATAAATATTTAATTTTATTGAACTTTGTAACTTCCTACAGCCATTGCTGTACCTACTTTAGTAGAATCTATGTATACATTTCCTCCTTGTTCTATAAGAGCTATTAATCGACTCATTTTAGTATTTAAAGCCATTAATTGAGCATCATTATTACCCCCACCTCCACTATTACTAATGGCTTGGGCTGCTCCAGGACCTGCTACAAGATCATCATTAGGAGAAAGTGAAAATAATCCTCCTTCTTTAGTAGATACCATTGTTTTACCATCTGCGGGAGAAATCATGTCACCAGCTGATGATGCTTCTTTTTTAGCGTTATTAAAAGCATATGCTGCGGCTGCAATACCTGCTACTACAGCTGCTATACCAATACCTAAGGTAGCTGCAGAGGCTGTTGTAACTGCTGCTATTGCTGCTGATGCCATTGAAATAGCATATCCTACTGCTGATGCTGCTGCGGCGTACATTGAAGGAACAATACTTACTACTAAAGCAGTTCCGACAACTCCAAAAGCTACTGCTAATCCACTAACTATAGGACCTGCTTCTGCTAAAACATCTCCAAAAGATTTTGTAGGATCAAAAATAGATTGAACTAAATCGAATATAGTTAAAAAAGCATCTACAATAGGTTGAATAACTACCATTAACCCTTCAATTATTTTTCCTAACATTTGAAAAGCAGGAGTAACAGTTGTAATCACAGCAGATCCAATTTCCATAATTTTACTAATTACAGGAATAAGAGGATCAGCTAATTTAATAAATAAATCTGTTAATTTTTCAGTAATAGCAGCCATTTTTTCTTGCTGAGTTACAGATTCCATTTGTTTTAATACTCCAGCATCAGCTAACTTCTTTTTTAATTCTTCACTCATATTGCCACTTTTTACAGCTTCATTGTACTGTTTTTGGGCGTCATCCATAGACTCAAATCCTTGAGCTTTAACTTTTTCTAATTTTTCATTCTCTAATAACATTGCTGCCATATCTTCACGTTGCATACCAAAAGCTTTTGCTAAAGCTTCTTGTTGAAGAACGTTCATTTCTCCAAATTCAGCAGCCGTACCTACCTCTTTTCTCATTTCTGAAGCTAAGGTGGCAAGATCTCCTTGAAGGGCAGCTTCTCTAGCTTTTTCAAGATTAAGTTGTTTCCCAGTCATTAGCTCTGCTTCCATTTCTGCTGCTATAGAAGATTCAAAGTCTAACATACTTCGACCAACACTTTCTAATTGTTGCATATTTAAACCAACTAATTTAGCTTGGAACACTTGATTGGCTAATTCTTTAGTATTTCTACCAGCTGTTATTAACTGAGATGCAGAAGCTTTAGCTAATCCTTCCTGTATACTTTTAGCTGAGAAAGCAACCCCATTTTGGTTATTTAATTCTTGGGTAACAGCTGTAACTTGAACTAATTGATCTTGAATTGAAGTTCCACCAACCATTGCTTGTTCAGCAAACATCTTCATGGATTCAGTTGAAAGACCTGTTGTTTTTTGAATTTCAGAGAATTCAGCAGCAAATTCATTAGAAAATTTTACTGAGGTACCAAATACTTTATTTAATTCTATTTGAGCTGCTACTACATCTTTAGTAGTAGTTAATAATTTACCGGTAGTTACTCCGGAATCAGCTATTTCTTTATTAAATGCTGCTGCTTCATTATATGATATCCCTTGACTTTTAGCTAAATCCCCAGCAGCTTTATCTGCTGCACCAAATGCTTTTATAATTTGATTCAGTGCAGCCGCAGCTAACGCCATAGGGCCAAAAGCTTTAGCAATAGCTGGTCCTAAACTTTTAAAACCAGCACCCATGGTACCCGTTAATTTAACACCCTCTTTTTGTAATTTAACAGCAGCTGCTCTACCTGTTAAAACTTTCTTTGTACCATCTGCATTTGTAACTGTTAACTTTTTAGTAAGTCCTAATTCTTTTATTTTATCTTTAGTTAAACCTTTCCCGGTAGTAAGCATTTTTGCTTGAGCTGCACCGTGTTTCCTAGCAGCCTCTGCAGCTTCCTGAAAAGGACCACTAAATCTGCTCAAACCAGGGACTGATTTTACTAAATCTGATAGACCGCCGAAAGTTTTAACCCCTAAAGAATCTGAGGTTAATTTAGATTCTCTAGAAATCTTTTTCATTTCGGCTTGTATAATTTGTGCCTGGGTTACTTGTTCCCCTAATGATTCAGCTATTGCTGCATTTAATTCTCTGCTTTTAGCATCACCTTCAGTAGCCATCTTAGCAAATTTAGCTTGTTGTTGTTTTGCTAAAATGATATTTTTTTCTAGACTTTCCTGTTGTTTTTTTAACTTTGCGTTAGTTGAAGTAAGTCCTAATTCATCTTGTTGAATAGAATAAGCTTCAGTAGCAGCTTTTGTTATCTGATTTGAGATATCTCTGGTGAGTTTTTTTTCAGAATTTAAAAATTTCTGTTGGCTAACTTGATCTTGAAGGACATTAGATATATCTTGCTGGTCTGAAAGAATACCAGAATCAATACCTCTTCTGGTTTTTAAAAGATCAATAATTTGCTGTTCCAAAGATATACTATTGGACATCTCATTATTAAAATCTTTTTGATTTTTTACTCCTTGTTTGTCAGCAGCCATTTAGAATAGGTTTTATTATAAATATTAGAAGGCATCATTTTGTTGATGCCTTCGTAATATAATTAGGAGGTGACTTTAGTTTTGGATTAAGTGCTTGTTTAGGAATATTTTGTTTAGCACCTTTCGCAAAATCTATACTAGATCCTTTTCCTTTAGAAGCTTGTTTATTAGCTTCAGCTTCTGCAGATCGTGCTTCATGGATCTGTTGGTGAGTAAATCTTCGCAACCATATAGGCATATTATAAATAGTATGCCAATCATATCCACCATTTCCATAATATACTATTTCATGGATAGATGTAAATAGATTTATTCTATAGGTCGCTGTCAGGCCAAAAAAAGCTGACGGTCATCGGAAGGGCAAGTTCCCTTTCGTTGCCGTCACTACTCACGTGCGTAAATGATAAATTAATATCTGGTTGGAAGTTCCTAATGTATTCTCTAAGGGCTCTAGAATCTCTAGCTAACATATAATTATCTACAAAATCTCTAATAGTTTTTGAATCATCATCACCATTTATAGATTGAATCATATGTTTTAAACGAGTAGATAATTCTGGAGATGATTTTTTATCAAGTTTTTGTAAACCTTTAACTTCAGATTTAATTGCTGTTTCGTCTTTAGTATTTAATAATTTAAAAGTAATTTCATTTTTTGAATGAGGTAAAACATATTTAAACAGATTTACATGTTTTTCAAGTAATGCTTCTTCATCAATGAAACGTTGTTCTAGTTCTGAAAGATCAACTGTAATAGTTTCGTTTTCATATTCAAATGAATAATCCTTACCATATCCTAAAACACGAGCTGCTATCATAATAGCATTTTTATCTCCAACAACTAAATCATCATAGTTAATTTTACTCATTATTAATGACTTTAATAGTCTATCAACAACAGTACCATCTTTAATATAATTCTGATTAGTGAGGATATCTTCTTCTTTTGCAGTCATATATTTCATCTCAATGACTCCAGAAGACAGAGGATTGTCTTTAGAATAAACTAAACCTTTAGAAGGTAATTCTACTTGTTCAGTAGGGAATTTAAATTCGGCCATAATTTTTATTTTTAATAACTTTGTTCTAGTATAAATATAACGATAAAAAAAGAGCTTGACAAAGCCAAGCTCTCTTTAAAAATATTTGTCTTCTTTTTTAGAAGTTTAATACACAGTAATCTGGTTGTACAGTTACCTGGATGTTAACAGCAGTACCATCATCATCCCAGTTATAATCACCCCAGTTAATTTCAGTGATTAATGCACCTTTAATTATCCACTCAGAAACAATATCACCTACAGGACCTAATACGTTAAATGTTAAATCTTTTTTATAGAAATCACTATAACCATCTCTACCTGTTACTGATTCGTGGTGTAATCTTAACCATTCAATGGCAGCTTGAGCACCTGAAGGAGTAATTGGGTCAAATAATGTAAACTGAATTGTTCCCCAAGTTGTTTTACCTTTTACATAACGTTGAACGTTAATATGGTTAAGAGCTACAGCTCCTTGTGATACACTAACAGCACCTACTTGCTTAAGTAAGTAAGAAGGGAAACCATCAATATACAATACAAATCTATTGGATTGTTTTGGCTCAAATGCCGTGAAAAATATTTCGTTTGGATCTAATACTGCCATTTTATTTTGCTATTATTTTATTTTATTATAAATATTCAACTTTTTATCTTTTATGCAGGGAATGTAGCACCTGTAGGTAAAATATTAAAGTCTAGGTAAATAAATTCAGCTGTTTTAGTTGGTTGGATATAAATCTGACCAATTAATTGATTTCTATCAATTACATCAGCTGTGTTATTTGTGTCATCCATGATTACTTTAAATGCATACAAACCTTGACGTTGTTGAACACTTTCCAAATATGGATTTACTTGTGCTAAGAAGTTATTTCTTGTAGCAATTGTATTTTGTTCAAATACCAAGTTTTGGGCAACTTGAGAAATGTATGATTTAAGTTGAATCAATAATCTTCTAACATTTACTCTATCTAAAGCACTTGCTCTAGTTTGTAATGTTTTCTGTCCGTATACTACAACTCCAGTTCCTGGGAATGTTGCAATTGGGTTTACTTTATTTGTATATAAGGTATCTCTATTTGATTGAGATAATTTTCTTTCAGCTCTAATTACTTGAGATAAACCACCTCTATTAATACCCGCTGGTGCAAACCATGGTTCTGAAACAGCGTCATTATAAGCATATACTCCTGCAATCATTGTTGATGCTGGGACCCATACCATAGCTCCTGTATCAGGATCGATTACTTGTAACCATGGATAATATGAAGCAGCATATGAAGTATTTCTTGAAGCAGCTTGTCCAACAGCATTTGTAATTGATGAACCATAATCTACTAAATCTAATACAAATAAAGCATCTCCTCTTACCTGAGTATTGTTGATTAGGTTAGTACATTGTGATGTTTGTCCTTCGTTATATAAACCAGGAGCAAATATTGCATTATAAACATAATCATCCTGATTTGATAATAAAGCAATCATTCCATCATAACTTGAAGAGCCAATACCTTGAGCATTATTAGCTTCAATATTATCATAGAATTTAGCTCCACCAATTACATCTCCAGTAGCATTACCAAAAGAACCACTTTGAGCTGCAGGAATATAACCAGTATAAATTGTTTTTGCAATACCATTATTATCAAAATAATCAGGGGTTGGTCTTAATACTTGACTTACATAAATGTATCTAGAAGCATTTCTATAAGAACCCGTAATTGTTACTTGAGGATCACTAGTATTACCATTAAAGTTTTCTACTTGATCACCAATTACTCGAGCAACATAATTATCTGATTTTGGATCTAATGATAAACCAGTCCAAGTTTCTAATACAATTCTATTATTCGTATTATCATCACCTCTTCTAACTAATAAATCAAATGTACCTGATGAAGTACTTGGGTTTGAAATTTCCCATCTAATATTATCAGAAGAACCACTTTCTAAAGAACCTGAACTATCTAAGCTTGAAGAGCTATTCATGATAACACCTTCAGAGATTGTTTTTAACACTAAAGTTCCAGTATTATCACTACCTGAAATTTCAGGGTTGTTATTTGAGTTGTAGGATGTAGCTGAGGTAAAAGAACCACTTACTACTCTAGAAACTAATAGTGATTCACCACCATTATTAAAATAGTTGTAAGCTGCAATAGAAGTAAAGTAAGTATATTCATTACTTGCACTTGTTAATGTAGTTCCAAATTTAGATGTATAATCACTATAAGAAGTAACTACTGTTGGTATTTCTACAGGTCCTTTAACTGTTGGACCTATGATAGCAGCACCAACGGTTACTGGGCCTTGGGTTACAAAAGAAGAATCATTTTCTCTTGCTAATACACCGGGAGATACTAGAGTTTCTGCCATTTTATTATTTTGTTATTGTTTTGTTATAAATATATAAAAAGAATTCAAAAAACTATTGCTTTATAAATTCACCTGTTTCAATATTTATATTTCCTTCACCATATTTTTTCTGTAACGTTTGACCTACAAGTTCTGATTGTTTAATTAGTTCTTGGAGGGTTTTAGTTAGTTTATTTTTTTGTAACTCTAAACTTTGAATTTCTACTTCAATAGCACCAAATTTAGTAACTATATCAGCTCGTTCTTCATTTAAACTTTTTAATTGTTGTAACTCTTCTTGTGTTAGAAATATTTGTTCCATAATAAATATTAGTTTTTTTATTAAAATTTAAGAACCTTATTAATAGATTCAATTACTTTTTCTGGTTTAATTGTTTTAGTACATTCAAATTGACGAGGAGTATTTTTATGATCAGGACACCATTCCCAATCACCAGGATTTAACCATTCACGGTTAAAACATCCACTACATACATTATCATCATAATTAAATATGCGCTCACAATCTAAAAATTCACTATAGGGTTCACTGAATCCTGAGATTAGGATTGTTGGGGTGTTTATTGCCCATGACATCCAGGATAATCCACTTCCTAATCCTATAAAAGCGTCAGCATATTTAAGATCAACCATTCTATCTTCTAAAGGATAATCTCCAGTTTTATTTATAACTCCCTTTAAAGTTCCTCCTAGTTTAGAATCATGCCATTTATCTCCTAAACGTTCATGAGTAATCATTACTACTTTATACCCATTATTATTTAAGTAATCGATTATTGTTTGCCATCCACCAGGATAATTCCAATATTTAGCATGGGCTGAAGCATGAGGGGCTATACAAACATATTTTCCTTCAATTTGTTGGCTTTTATCAGGAATATCTAGTTTGGGTTTTGTTTCTTTATAATCTAAACCTAATATAGAAGTAGCAGTTTGGCCTAAAGGATGTTTTTTAAAATCAATAGGAATTTTATTAGTTTCAATTTGTTTATCATTATAAAACCATCCTATATTGTACATAGCATATAAATCAAAAACTTCAGTTGCTGGTTCTACAAATTCAATTTCTGGATATGATTTTTTAAACCATTCATTATGAAATGTAGAAACAATTAATTTACATCCGTGTTGTTTTCTAAATTGTTCTAGATAAGGGAACCAAGCTAATGTATCTCCGATAGCTGAAGATTCTAAATGAATATAGACTCGTTTATTACTTGAATTGTAAATATGAGTAAATTCTAAATTGCCTGTTTTTTTATTATATACTTCAATTCTCCATTCAATAAAATAAGAAATATTAGGTTTAGTCCACATATTATTTGAAATTGAGGTTTCAAATATAATGTTTCCATTTTTATTATTGATAAATTTTATATTATATTCAGCTTGTTTATCTCCTAAAATTTCTATTTTAGCACCACCTACAAAATTAACTAAGAATTCATTTACTGCTTCTTTAAAAGGTAAATTTAATTGGTTTAAGTTATTATAATTTTGAATTAAAACCTCTTTCATAATGATTCGAATAATAAAATTAAATCTTTTGTTCTATTTTTCCAAGACAATTCTTTACCAGTATTAATAATTTTTGTTTTATATGAATCCCAATTTGATAAAATATCTTTTAATCCTCGATCCATTTCAAATACATCACGAGGTGATCTCCAAGCTCCATGAAAATCAGTTTCCATTTCCCAATCAGCAATAATAGGTAAACCTGCTGCTGCTGCTTCTACCATAGTTAAATTAGGGTGTCCTGCTTCTAGCATAGTAGGATGAATAAATATGTCATGATCATGATATAATTCTAATAATTTATCATTAGGAGTATCAAATACCAAATTTAATTTAGGATAATTTAACATCCATAAATGAGCATTAAAGAATTGTTTATTAGCTGAGGGTCCAGCAATTGTGATTTCTAAATCATTCATCATAGCTAATCCTAAACCATATGTAAATCCCTTTCTATCAAATGTAGGATCACCAGCTAAACCATTGTTTGCTACCATTAGTAATTTTGGATTTTCTGGTTTGAATGTTTTAAATGGGTTATTATAAAATTCGTCCGTATTTACTCCATGAGAAAAATACATTACTTTATTTGTATCAAAATATTCTACTAAATGTTTAGCAGGAACTAAAGAAACTATAGAACGTTCCATTGCCTCTAAATTTTGTTTATATACAAATGAATCTTTACCATAATGATAAGCATGATGATCATGATGTTGAAATATATAAGGAATTCCTTTATTTGCTAATTCAATTGCTAAATTAGCTACATGGACCATTACTATATCTTGTTCTTCTTTTTGAACTTCATTTGCCCATTTAATTTTAGATTCATGGCCTAAATTTAAAGTATTTGTGTGAAATTCCCATACAATTTTTTCTATAGCTCCCCATGATGGAGGAGGAATTGGAATTCCACAGCCTGGGTTTACTTGGGTTATTTTCATTTGAGAATA